CAGGATCACGGGGATCTGACCATGACCGGCACCCACGAGTACCTGTCCACGGCCTGCCTGCACGGCGAGCACGGCTACTGCCAGAGCGCCACCGGCAGCAACGGCGACACCCAGTGGGCCAAGACGCCCGCATCGTGCAAGTTCTGCGGGGCGGCGTGCACCTGCCCCTGCCACGGCTGACCATGCCGCGCACCCGCCGCGACATCCAGCGGTACGCACGCAGGGGATCCACGACGGCCCGCGACTATGGCGGCCCGCACCAGGCCGAGCAGAAGCGGCGGCTCGCACGGTGGAAGCCAGGCGACCCGTGCGCACGCTGCGGCCAGCCCATGTGGCAGCGGTGGGAGTACGTCGGGGGCAGGCGGGTCAGTGCCATGCACCTCGGCCACACGGCGGACCGCACCGCATACACCGGGCTCGAGCACGCCCACTGCAACCTGTCCGAGGGCGCGACCCGGGGCAACCGCATGCGAGGGCAGCGGCGAGCCGCAGTGAAGGCAGCGACGGCGAGCGGAACTCCTTCGGTCACCACCCCGGCCGCCATCCCCGCACCGCTGCACACCTCGCGGCAATGGTGACCTGGCAGTTCTGGCCCTCCTGGACGTTTCCGGCCGTCCCGTGCGCCAGCGTACTGAGTACGGAGCGTGATGGGGGGGGTGGGTGGTGACGCGGAGGGTGAGCTGATGACTCCGCAGCCAGACCGCGATTTACTTACAGCGCTGAAAACGCGCTGACCTGCGCAAACGTCCACGCAGCCCCCGTTTGTGCTGCCAAGCTGGCCGTGACCGCCCCGGGGGCGGTCACCCTCTGTCACATCTCAGGGAGCGCGGTGCGGACCACGAACCGGGGCCAGCTTGAGCAGACGCTGAGGGAGCTGCGCCGCCTGGGCCGGATCGAGAAGATCGACGCCGCCGCGGTCCAGGCGCTGCGCTCGATGGCCTATGCGCTGGATGCGGACCCGTCGGCGGCGGCGCTGTGGCGGCAGTACCGGGAGGCGCTGAGGGAGCTGACGGCGGATGACGATGCTGCTGGTTCCTTCGGCGAGGCTGTTGCCGCCTTGTCGGCCGAAGTACGCGACGCGCCGCCGTCCTGAGCGGGACACATTCGGCGGGGAACTGGCCGACGTAGGGCGGGCACTGAATCAGCCGTTCATGCCGTGGCAGGGTGACACGGCAGACATTGGCTGTGAGATTGACCGGGGCACGTTGCTGCCTGCGTACCGGCGGGTGGTCACGACGGTGCCGCGGCAGCAGGGGAAGACGACGCTATACCTGTCCTGGCAGATCAACAGGTGCGTGTCGCCGCGGTGGGCGCATCCGCAAAGGTCGGCGTTCACGGCGCAGTCGGGCAAGGATGCGCGGGACAAGTGGCTGCATGAGATTTTCCCGCTGATCCGCAAGTCGCGGAAGCTGAAGCCGCTGGTGGCCCGGATTTACGAGGGCATGGGAAACGAGTACATCAAGTTCGCCAACGGCTCGCTGATCATGCTGCTGTCCACGTCGTCATCGTCGGGGCACAGCAAGACGCTGCACCAGGCGGTGCTGGATGAGATCTGGCATGACACCGATGGCCGCCGTGAGCAGGGCCTCGGTCCGGCGATGCTGACGATCGAGGACGCGCAGGTGCTGGTGTGCTCAACGGCGGGGACGGCCGCGTCGGTGGTGCTGGATCGTGCGATGGAACTCGGGCGGGCGGCTGCCCAGGCCGATTCCGGTCACGGGACCGCGTATGTCGAGTATTCAGCGCCGGATGGCTGGGATCCGGATGACGAAGAGTCGTATTTCAGCTTCATGCCGGCATTGTGCCCGGCGCCGCCGTGCCGCTGTGGTCGGGGGGGGTGGCGGCACACGGTGACGCTGGACACGATCCGCAGTCAGCGGGAGTCGATGGAACCTGCTGAGTTCGCCCGGGCGTACGGCAACATCCCGGACCTGTCCGGCGCTAAGAGCGGCCGGGCTGATCTCGGCGGCTGGGGCGGCTGCGCCGACCCGGCGTCACAGGTGGCTGACCCGGTGGCCCTGGCGTTCGCGGTCGCGCCGGACGCGTCCAGCGCGTCGATCGCGATTGGCGGCCGCCGCGCTGACGGCCGGGGGCACGGGGAGCTGACCGACTACCGCGCGGGCACGGCGGGGCTGGTCGGCCGGGTGCTGGAGCTGGCGGACCGGCATGACCCGTGCGTGCTGGTGATGAACCCGGCTGGCGCCGCTAGCGCGTTCGAGAAGGAACTGATCGAGCGCGGGTTCGCGGCGGTGATGCCAGGAAAGGACCCTCCCCCGGGGAAGCGGCGGCTGCAGGTCACCAGCATGCGGGAGTACGCGCAGGCGTGCGGCGCGCTCACCGATGACGTGCGGAATGACCAGTGGCGGCACCTGGGCCAGCAGCCCCTGGACGACGCCGTGGATGGCGTGCGGACGCGGCCCCTGGCGGACGCGTGGGCGTGGTCGTGGAAGGACTCGCCTGCGGACATCAGCCCGCTGGAGGCGGTCACCCTGGCGCGGCACGGGTTCATGACGCATGGCGTCAGGGACACCCCATTTTTCGGAAGCTGGCGTTAGGGAGACCCTGAGTTGACGTCCATCGCCGAGCGTGTCCAGGTTGAGCACATCAGCGAGCAGGCGCGGCAGGCGCGCCCGGGCCGCGCCGTGGCGACAGTGCTCGTGACGGTGCTGCTCGGCAGTGGCTGGCTGGCGGCGCGGTCACTGAGCGTCTTGTGGCTGGGCACAGCATGGTGCGCCATCGCGGTCCGCCAGGGCTGGCGGGAAGGCCGGTCCCCGGAGTGGGCCGCCCATGTTGCCAGCAGGCAGGAAGCGCGGAGGGCCCGTGCCGGGCGCCCTGGACCGCGTTAACGCGGTATTCGCTGAGTCACGCGGCCGGGGCGGCGAGCAGCGGTCCTCGATCGACCAGTGGATCAGTGAGTACCTGCTGCCATCAGGAATGGTGAACCAGTTCACCTTCGGTGGCCACGTGTACGGCATGGGCAGCCCGAACCTGACCTACCCGGCGAACAAGGCGCGGGAGTTCACCTCGGATCTGCCGGGGCACACGGCGGCGGTGAAGGCGTGCCCGCCGGCGTTCGCTGCGGAGATGGTGCGGGCGCTGGTGCTGTCGCAGGCGCGGTTCACGTTCCGGAATGTGCGCTGGTCGCCGACGCCGCGGCGGACGTTCGGCACCCGTGACCTGGGCGTGCTGGAGCGGCCGTGGGTCAACGCGACGACGGGTGACCTGATCGGGAAGATGGAGTGGCACGCGGGGCTGGCCGGGAACTCGTTCGTGACGAACTGGCAGCAGCGGGCCCGGCTGCGGGTGATGCGCCCGGACTGGACCGCGATCGTCTACGGCTCCCGGTCCGAGCCTGATGACCCCACGGGGGCGCTGGACGGGGAGATCCTCGGTTACGCCTACCAGAACGGCGGGATCTTCCCGGGGAACCAGAACGAGCTGCTGACGCTGCCCCCGTCGTCGGTGGCGCACTGGGCCCCTTTGCCGGACCCTTTGAACGCGGGGCTGGGCATGAGCTGGCTGACGCCCGGGATACGCGAGGTGCAGGGGGACATGCTCGCGTCCCAGCACCGCAACACGTACTTCAGCAACGGGGCGACGCCGAACCTGGTGATCAAGGGCATCCCGGCGGCGACGAAGACCCAGTTCGACGAGATCGTGGACATGCTGGAGGAACGCCACACCGGCATCACGCAGGCTTATAAATCGCTTTACCTCACTGCTGGCGCCGACGCTTCCGTGATCGGCTCGAACATGCAGGAGCTCGATTTCCGGGGCGTCCTCGCCGGGGGCGAGACGCGGATCTCGTACCTGTCCCGGGTACCCGGCCCGCTTCTCGGGACAGTCGACGGGATGAGCGGAAGCTCGCTGAACGCGGGGAACTTCGCGGCGTCGCGGCGCATGTTCGGCGATTCGTGGATCTTCCCGACGCTGCAGAACCTGGCGTCGACCCTGGCGCCCCTGGTGAACGTTCCCGCGGACGCCGAGCTGTGGTTCGACACGGCGGATATGCCGATCCTGCGCGAGGACGCCAAGGACGCCGCGGAGATCGAGCAGGTGAAGGCGAACACGATCACCACGCTGGTGAAGGACGGGTTCAGCCCGGAGTCGGCGATCGCCGCGGTGGACGGCCAGGACATGACCCGGCTGGTGCACACCGGCCTGGTGTCGGTGCAGCTGCAGCCGCCGCGCACCGAGCTGCAGAAGGCGCAGACGATCCAGCTGGAGGCCCTGGCCGCCGAGCTGCTGGTCCGCGCCGGGTACACGACCGAGTCGGCGCGGGACGCGACGGCGAAGCAGGACCTGAGCCTGCTGAAGGTGGGCCCGCTCACGTCCCGGTACCTGGTGGTGAACCCGCTGGAGGCCGGTGCGGAGCCGGGGGTGCCGAACGGCTTCCCGAACGCCGCCGCGCTCGGCCTGCCCGGCCCGGTCGGTGCGCCAGCCGCGCCGCCGCCGCAGCAGGAGGCCGAGCCACCCGAACCATCGACCATCCCGGGGTTCACCCCGGACGCGCAGGCAGGCGACGAGCCGCAGGGAGGCATGTGAATGACTGCGATGCAGCTGGCCGGGCGGGCGTGGGACCCTGATGGCGACGGCGACGACGACTCCACCCCCGAGGGTGACACTGATCACAGCCACTGGACGGCGGACGGGAAGCAGCTGAAGTCCGTGCCGGGCCAGCCGATGCCGGGCCAGCCGCCCGCACCCCGCGCAGCCAGCAGCAAGCCCTACGGCGATGTCCCGTATGCGGATCCTGGCTACCTCGACAAGGACGGCAACCAGGCCAGCAAGTCCGGCAAGCCTGGCGTGAAGCGCTACCCGCTGACCTCCGACAAGGTCATGGCGGCCTGGTCCTACATCAACCAGGCGAAGAACGCGGGCCAGTACACCGCGGCGCAGCTCTCGGCGATCAAGGGACGGGTCAAGGCAGCTATGGCGAAGTTCGGCCACAAGGTCCAGGGCAACAGCGCCCCTGCGGACGGCGAGGAGCGCACTCTCGACCTGCCGGACATGGTGACGGCCAGCGAGAACGGCGACGGGCTCACGTTCGAGGGCTACGCGGCGGTGTTCAACACCCCGGCGCGGATCGCCTCGTGGGATGAGGACTTCGATGAGCAGATCGCGCCGGGCGCGTTCCGTGCCGTGGCTGCGGGCGCCTACCCGGCGCTGATGTTCGAGCACGGCCGCCACCCGCTGATCGGCACAATGCCACTCGGCCGGATTACCGCTGCCCGCGAGGACACGACGGGGCTGTGGATTGAAGCGCGGCTGACGGACAACTGGCTGATCCAGCCGGTGCGTGACGCTGTCCGTGATGGTGGTCTCAAGGGGATGAGTTTCCGGTTCACCGTCGATGACGGCGGTGAGTACTGGGAGGACCGCGCGGGGGACGTGGCGCTGCGGACCCTTACCTCGCTGTCCACTCCCGAGCTCGGGCCGGTGGTGTTCCCGGCCTACGAGCCGACGACCGCGAGCGTGCGGTCACTGCTTGACAGGCTTCCGGAGTTCGGGCGGCCCCCGGCGGGTGCCAGGGCGGCGAACGGCCGGGAAGGCGACGCGCCAGGACAGCGCGCGGAGCCAGTCTTCCAACCGGGACGTTTCCGCCGCGACGGCGAGGCTCTCGCCCTGCGCGGCATCAAAGGAGTAAGAATCTGATGGCTGAAGACGGCACTGGCACCCTGGAGATCCTGCCCGAGCTGCGCGGCAAGGACCCCGCCGACATCACCGCCGCGGGCGGCTACCCCGACGAGCTGCGCGGCAAGACCCCCGCCGAACTGGCGACGTTCGTGGACGTCCTCGACGCGCACCTGCGGTCCATCCACCAGGACGACAACGGCGAGCTGCGGGACAAGACCCCCGCCGAGTCCAAGGCGTTCGCGTACGGGCTGAAGCTCCGCGACCTGGCCATCGCCCGCATCGAGGAAGACCGCGCCATCAAGGAGGTCTTCAGGCGGCGCCCCCAGGCCGTGCAGACGGCCATCGCGTCGGCCGCGTTCGACGCGTCTGATGACCCGTTCGGCGCCGTGCGCCGCATGTCCGTCCCCGAGGCCCGCGACCACGCGCTGCGGGTCCTGGACGACCGGACCGCGTCCGCGCACCTGCGCAGCGACCAGAAGGACGAGGTCGAGCGGCAGATCCGCAAGAACACCGACATCGCCCGCCGGATCCTCGTCACCGAGAACGAGGACTACCGGACGGCGTGGCAGAAGCTGGTCACCGACCCGCACGCCGCCGCGTCGCTGACCGACGGTGAGCGCACCGCCATCCAGGCGTACCAGGAATACCGGGCCATGTCGGAAGGCACGACCACCGCCGGCGGGTTCGGCATCCCGGTGTTCATCGACCCGTCGATCATCATGACCGCCCAGGGGACGGACAACCCGTTCCTGGAGCTGGCCAAGCAGGTCGACGTGAACACCAACCAGTGGAAGGGTGTCTCCTCCGCTGGTGTGACGTGGCACTTCAACTACGCTGAAGGCTCGGCGGTCTCCGACGACAGCCCGACCCTGGCGCAGCCCACGGTGCCTGTCTACATGGCCCGCGGGTTCCTGCCCTACTCGATCGAGCTGGGCCAGGACTACCCCGGGTTCGCCGACGAGATGGCGACCCTGCTCGCCGCCGGGTATGACGAGCTGCTGGTGGACAAGTTCACCCGCGGCGCCGGCGTGTCGAACCTGGAGCCGACCGGCATCCTGACGGCGCTGTCGGCGAACACGAACGTGCGGGTGACGCAGACCACCGCCGGGGCGCTGGGCGCCCCCGACCCGTACAAGGTGTGGCAGGCGCTGCCGCAGCGGTTCCGCCGCAACGCGGCGTGGCTGATGAGCGTGGCGACGAATAACGCGGTCCGCCAGTTCGGCACCGCGAACGTCTACCACGCGTACACGGTGAACCTGCCGCAGGACTGGGCGGACACCCTGTTCCGCCGGGCCGTCCGCGAGTCGCCGTACATGCCCGACAACACGACGAACACCACGTCCACGATCGGTGTCGCGGTGGTGGGGGATTTCAGCAACTACCTCATAGCCCGGCGCGGCGGAATGAGCGTGGAATTGATCCCCATGCTCTTCGACACCACGGTCAGCAACCGGCCAACCGGCCAAAGGGGCTGGTTTGCCTATTCTCGAATTGGCGGCGGGTCAATTAATGACCTCGGCTTCCGTTTGCTAACCAATCTTTAAACCAATAGAATGGTGAGGCCGGGAGGGCAAACTCCCGGCCTCTGCCAGAACACCTATCTAGGAGGTGGTCCAGCATGGCCCAGCGTACCTGTTCAGTCGATGGCTGCGGCAACGTGGTCAGGGCCCGTGGCTGGTGCGAGATGCACTATGACCGCTGGAGGGCTCACGGCACGCCTGGTGAGGCTACATCGCGCAAGCGTAAGCGCACTGGAACTTGCTCAGTGGAGGGATGCGGGCGCGCTGACCACGCTCACGGCCTTTGCTCGACTCATTACCGCCGGGCACGACCCGCTGGAAACCCGGGGAACCTGGAGCTGTGGATCACGCCGCAGCCCTCCGGCCAGCGCCCGGAGGACCTGGTGGCGTGGGTCGTCTACCACTACCCGGACCTTGCCGAGGCTGAGGTGCGGCGCCGCAAGCGTGAGAAGCGCACCGGCCAGGACCGCCTGATCGTCTGAGAAGGGAAACCTTGATGGCTGAGCAGCAGCAGAAGAAGCCCGTGGAGGCCGCGACCGCGGCGCCGGGTGAGCGGCGTTCCGCCGTGCGGCCGCCGCTGGCGAAGGCGGCCGAGGCGACGGACGGGACGGTGCAGTGGCTGCTGGGTGAGCGGTACACCGCCTACCAGAACGGCGATAAGGACCGTGAGGCGTGGGCGACGGCGCAGCTGGCGGAACTGGGGTACGAGTGAGACTCGATCACGTGTTCGCGAAGGCGACGTTCGAGGGGAACGCGGGGGGTGCCCCGGTGCCGGTGCAGGGCGGCTCGCACTGGCTGGCCGATGACCCGCTGGTGCTCGCGCACCCGGGCATGTTCACCCCGGACTGCCGGTACGGGCTGGCGTGGTCGGGTGAGCCACCGGCGTGCCTGTCCATCCCGCCGGATGAGGATGGCCCGGACCTGGCCAGCGACGAGTCCGGCGCGGCCATGGCGTCGCGGGTGCGGTCCCGTTCGCAGGCGGCCCGCCGGTGACCGCTGAGGAGCCGGTGCGGTACTTCGTCCTCGCCAGCGACGAGCTGATGGCCAGCGACCCGCAATGGCCAGCCTGCCTGCGCCCTGTCGGGCCCGTACCCGGCGTGCGCGCGGATCCCGGCATGAACTGGTGGCTGTTCGAGGACGACGAGGCCCCTCCTGCGCTGAGCGGCAAGAAGGTCGGGCTGACGGTAGAGCGCGCCGATGGCGCGCCCCGGATCACTGACCGGGTGGTGACCGGCAAGTGACGGACACGGAGGCGCAGGCCCAGCCGCCCGGCGACGCGGTGACGGTCGCCTACGTCCACTCGAACGACGTCGCCTACTCGTGGCACCACTCGATGGTCGAGATGGTCGGCTACGACATGGCGCATGAAGGCCGGATCATCCGCGGCGGGTATATCGCGATGCGGTGCGGCGCGGCAGGCCTGGTCGAGGCGCGCAACAAGACGGTCACGGAGTTCCTGGCGAGCCGTGACGCGGACTGGCTGCTGTGGCTGGACACGGACATGGGTTTCCCCGCTGACACCGCTGAGCGGCTGCTGGAGGCCGCGGACCCGGCGGAGCGGCCTGTCGTCGGCGCGCTGTGCTTCTCTCAGCGTGAGACGGAGTCTGACGGGCTGGGCGGGTGGCGGTGCCAGGCGGTGCCGACGATCTTCGACTGGGCGCACCTGGATGGCGGCCAGGAGGGGTTCGCGGTCAGGTGGGACTACCCGCGTGACACCCTGACCCGGTGCGCGGGGACCGGGTCGGCGTGCATCCTGGTCCACCGTTCGGTGTTCTCCCGGATCGCCGCGTTGTATGGCCCGTGCTGGTATGAGATGGCGCCGAACCCGACGACAGGGCAGCTGATCGGCGAGGACCTGTCGTTCTGCGCCCGCGCCGGTGCGGCAGGCATCCCGGTGCACGTGCATACGGGTGTGGCCGCATCGCACATGAAGCGGGTGTGGCTGGCTGAGGCGGATTACCACGCGGAGGGCATCAGCGACACTGCGGCGCTGCTGAAGGGCGGCAGCCGCAGCATGCTGGCCGGCAAGCCGGTCAAGGTGTCGGTGGAATGGCCGGAGGGCCTGCCGGACGGGATGACGGCGGAGGACCTGGCGGCGGCGGGGGACGCGATGGATGCCGAGCGCGGCCGGGTCCGTGCCCCGGAGCCTGAGCCTGAGGCTGAGCCTGCCGGGAGCCCGGCATGAGCGCGGAGAACGGCGAGG